TCATTACTGGATGCGGTTCGCCATTCAACGGCACTCACACAGTAACCGACGACGAAATTACCGACTATGTATTTACCGCCTCAATCACAAATGCTGACATACTGGAAAAGAACATTATCCCAGCAGGAAACTCTGCTCTCTCTGGCCTCTCAACCTATGTCGCAAACCCTAACGTCGAATCTGCTGTATTGGCTATCTCTGTCGAAATCTTCCAAGCTCGCACAGCTTCCGGCGGATCAATCGAAGGAATCGATTTCGCAGTAACACCTTATCGCCTATCTAAGAATCTTCTCGCAAAAGTAACTGGTCTTCTTGGCCCATACCTCGACACAGATGCGATGGTCGGCTAATGCCCAGCACTATTCTTTCTTCTATCCGGACACCGCTGGCCACCGCACTCGGGTCGGTATCTGCGAACGTTTATTCATACGTTCCAGAAGCGGTTCAAGTGCCAGCGGTTATTCTTGTCCCAGATTCGCCTTACCTAGAACTCAACACAATCAACGACTCAACCATTCACGCCAAGATCAATATGACAGTCACTTGCGGAGTCGCCTATCTTTCCAATCCAGCATCACTCGATAATCTCGAGCAACTGGTTCTTTCAGTTTTGGCAGTTATACCGGACGGCTACACAGTCGGCCCAGTCGAACGGCCTTCGGTTACGCAAGTGGGTGCGGTCAATTTATTGGTCGCAGATATTCGCGTTTCCACCTATTACACACAGACTAACTAAGGAGAAAAAGTGGCAACAGTAGTCATTACTGGTCGCGACGTTTCGCTATCTTTCACAGGTGGAACAGATATTGAAGCCCAAGCGACTAACGCAGTCTTGACAAAGACCAACGTTCGCGAGACTTATCAGACACTCGACGGCGAGGCTTACAAGACAGTCAATATCGAAGGAACCTTCCAGCTCGATATGCTCGCCGACTGGGGGAAGGCAAACTCAGTATGTGAGGCTCTATGGACTGCGGCAGAATCCGCACCAGACACAACAATCACAGTCAGCCTAACTGCCGCCACAGGCGCAGTATTCTCATTCCCAATCCTTCCAGAGTTTCCAACTGCTGGCGGATCAGGAATCGACGCACAGACAGTTTCCTTCACCTTCAAAGTTTCAAAGGGTGAAGTAACAGAAACCTTCAGCTAAGAATAGGAATCGGGAGCTATGAAGTTATCAATCAAAATTACATATACGAACGGCGAGGAAGTCACTTACGTCGCTGGCTTACCCGAATGGGCTAAGTGGGAGCGCAAGACTGGCAAGTCGATTTATTCGATGAAGGATATTTCGGCGTATCAGCAAGCGGATTTCCTCGATCTGGCTTACTTCGCTTACAAACGCGAAGCGGCTGGAAAGCCAACCAAGTCTCAAGAGATTTGGGAATTATCAATCGATGAAATGACGATTGGAGATGAAAGCCCAAAAGTTACGAGTCCGGAAGCGTAAATCGCCTTATCGTTGAAATCGCGATAGCAACCGGAATCCCGATGAGCGAATGGACTGACTTCGACCAAGTCTTGACGGCAATAGAAATACTGAAGGAGCGGAATGGTGGCAGATGACGCGATTGGCTATGACCGGCGCGAACTTAGGTCAGTCATTACCGCTTTCAAAGCGATGGACTCTGAAGCTGTTGATGCGGCTAAACGCGAGAGCTACGCGCTGGCTCAGTACGCCGCCAACGAAGTCAAAGCCTACGGAATCACCCGAACATTCGGACAGGCCGTTGTCAATCGCATTACAAGCGGCGTTAGGGTTTCAAAGTCCTCGAAGGTTGGCGAGTTCTCTTATGGATTCGCATCTCAACGTTTCTCTGGTGGAGGAACGACTAAAGACCTCTGGGCGGGTTACGAATTCGGATCTAATCGTTATCCTCAATTCCCAAGACGAACCCCGCGTAAAGGCCGAGGAAATTCTGGCTATTTCATCTATCCGGCACTTCGTAAAATACAGCCTGAACTGATTCGCAAATGGGAAGAAGCGTTCTCCAAGATTTTGAAGGAATGGGATAAATAATGGCAGGAAGTAGAACACTCAAGCTCTCGATTCTTGCCGACGTCGATGATCTCAAGAAGAAACTTGGAACGGCTGAGAATGAAGTTCAGGGATTTGCTGGCAAGGTAGAGAAGTTCGGAGCCGCCGCTAAAGCGGCTTTCGTAGCGGCCGCGGCCGCCGCTGGCGCATATGCTGTCAAGTTAGCAGTCGATGGCGTCAAGGCCGCAATCGAAGACGAAGCCGCCCAGCAACGTTTAGCAAATGCGCTCAAGAACGTTACCGACGCAACTGACGTTCAAATTGCCGCTATTGAAAAGCAAATCCTCAAGACTTCTCTCGCGACTGGCGTCGCCGATGACAAGCTTCGCCCTGCCTATCAGCGTCTCGCAATCGCAACCGGCGACCTAACTAAGTCTCAAGACTTATTGACTTTAGCCCTCGATATTTCTGCCGCTACTGGCAAAGACGTCGAGACAGTATCGAACGCGCTAGGTAAAGCGTATGAAGGCAATACTGGCTCCCTCACTCGTTTAGGCGTTGGTCTATCCGCCGCAGAAATAAAGACCCTCGGGCTTGAAGGCGCAATCAGCCAACTCAGCTCAACATTCGGAGGCGCGGCGGCAACTCAAGCCGACACCTTCCAAGGCAAAATTGCTAGAGTTCAAGTTGCTTTCGATGAAGCCAAGGAAACTCTCGGCGCGGCCCTTCTACCATTGATTGAAAAGTTTTTGACATTCATCACGACGACTGCCATTCCTCAGCTAAAGCAATTCAAAGAAGCGGCTATCGATCCAGTCATCAAGGCTTTCAAAGATAATGAACAGGCCATCCGAGGACTTTATAATTTCGCCAAAGACTTCCTAGTCCCGTTTATTACCTTCACTCTTGGCAACGCAATCAAAGGCCTCAGCACAGTTGCTAGCGGTATTGTCCAAGCTGTCTCTATTGCTCTCCGCGCTCTCGAGCCAATCATCAATGCGGCTATTGCTGGAATCAATGCGCTTATTCGCGCAAAGAATTTACTGACGACTGGCCCAGATACTCCAACAATCGGCCGAGTCAATTTTGGCGGCGGGTCTAGCACAGGTTCAAACACAGTCGGAGCAGGTGGCCTACCCTTTGGTGGAACCGCGACTGGTGGAGGAATCACAATCACACCGCCTCCGATTACTGGCGGCACTATCACAGGCGGCGGAACCACCGGCGGATCAACTGGCACAATAACTCCAACGCCAATCATTCCAACAATTACTCCACTTTCAATCCCAAGCGGTAACGCAATCCCAACCAACTTCAACGTTGCTGGTGTTAGAGCTGGAGATGAACGCGGAAACGTAATTGTGAATGTCAATGCGCCAAGCGTCATCGATGAGGAAGGCTTTACTCGCGCTGTGGTCTTGGCTCTCAATAATTCAACTAACCGAGGAACAGGCGGCGGTGGGGGCATTAGAGATACGGCTCAAATTTTATGACAGCTTGGACTCCTGAATGGCGAATAAAAACGAACGGCAACGACGTCACCTCTGTAACCATTGCCAATCTTTCCATTACGTCAGGACGCACCGATGTCAATTCGCCAACACCAGCCGGTTATTGTGCTTTAGAACTTGTAAATACGGATAATACTGTCTATAACTTTGCTGTGAATACTGCTATTACAGTGGAGGTAAAAAATACTTCTGGTAATTTCGTATCCATTTTTGGTGGTCGTATTTCTGACTTGAGACAAGTTGTTCGAAGTGCTGGCAATCAAGCCGCAGTAACGACAATCAACATAACGGCAATCGGAGCGTTGAGCCGACTCCAAAGAGCTATATTCAACGGCAATCTTGCCGAAGGATTAGATGGCTCTCAGATTTTAGATTTATTGGATGAACTATTGCTCAACAGCTGGAATGAAGTCCCACCGGCTGAAACTTGGAACACCTATAACGCGACGGAGACTTGGGCCAATGCGTCCAATATTGGACTTGGTCAAATTGATGCTGGCGAATATACGATGGCGAGCCGACAAATCGAGGATCAAGTTATTTCAAACGTCGCCAATCAAATTGCTTCATCTGCCCTAGGTTATCTTTACGAAGACGCTAACGGCCTAATTGGATACGCAGACGCCAGCCACCGACAGGATTACCTAGTGGCTAACGGCTATACCGATTTGGACGCCAGTCACGCCATCGGCGCAGGAATTGGAATAGTCCAGCGTCAAGGAGACTTGGCCAATAAAATCGTTATAGATTACGGCAACAATTTCAACAGCCAATACACCGCTCAAGATACTGCTTCACAAGCCACGTATGGTCTTTATGCTGAACAATTTTCCAGTTATGTCAAAAACACTTCCGACGTCGAGGCGATGGCTGACCGCTTGATTCAACTTAGGGCGTATCCTCGCTATCAGTTTCAATCAATCACGTTTCCGCTTCAATCGCCTGAAATAGACAACTCTGATCGCGACGCTTTGTTGAATGTTTTTATGGGTCAGCCGGTCAGAATCAGCAACCTTCCCCCTCAAATGCTTGGCGGCGAATTTACTGGTTATGTTGAGGGCTGGACGTTTAGAGCCTCCGTTTCAGGGCTTTCAATTACCTTGAACGCCACACCGACAGAGTTTTCAGCAGTCGCTCAAAGATGGAATCAAGTCTCTGGGGCGGAAAGCTGGAATAGCATCCTCAATACGCTAGAATGGCAAGACGCGATAGGAGTCATCAGCTAATGGCAACAACAACGAACTTCGGTTGGGAAACGCCCGACGATACCGATTTGGTCAAAGATGGGGCTCTCGCGATGCGAACCCTTGGTAACGCCATCGACACTTCACTTGTCGATCTCAAAGGCGGGACAACTGGTCAAATCCTTGCTAAAACGACGAATACCGATATGGATTTCACTTGGGTAAATAATGACCAAGGCGATATAACAGAAGTTCAAGCTGGAACAGGTATCTCCGTCGCTAGCGGTAGTGGGCCTGTGCCAGTTATAACCAATACAATCGCAACAGCTTTTGACGCAAAAGGTGATTTGGTTGTTGGAACTGGTGCTGATACTTTTGCTAAACTTACAGTTGGGACCAATGGTCATCAATTAGTGGCGGATTCAGCCGAAACAACAGGCTTGAAATGGGTAGCACCTTCTAGCGGTGGCTGGACATTGATTTCAACTTCCACTCCTTCTGGAGCAACGGCCATTGATTTCACAGGGATCTCAAGCGAATACAAATTGCTGAAATTGACTTGGGCTGGAGTTTATGCTTCTACCAACAATACAATTTTAGTTATTTTACTGAACAATGACAGTTCCGATAAGTACTATCAACGAGAAATGAATTTTCTGGCCAGTAGCATTTCAACTGGTTTCTCAGCATCGACTGGTTCAGGAAACGTTGGAGCGGTTTTTGTTAGAACTACAAGCACAGGAAACGACCAGTCTGCTTGCGGATCACTAATAATCAACAACGCCAATAGCACTTCTTTAGATAAGTTATGCGAACTTGAAAGTTCTTTTTACCGAAACGACAATTCAACAGTTGTTTATCGTAAAAGCAACGTTCGTTATGACAGCACCAGCGCAATTTCTCAAATCAACTTGGTGAGAGTTGAAACCGGTGGAACAATTAGCGTAAATACCGACGGATTCATCCAGTTATGGGGTCTCAAGTGAAATATGTAAATGATTGTGAAAAGGGACAAGAAACAGTTCGCGAAATGACTGCTGAAGAAATTGAAACAGAAGCGGCTCAAGCACAGAAATTTGCCGATTATTTAGTGGAATTGGCTCAGGAAGAAGCACAACGTCAAGCCGACCAACAAGTTTTACTTGATAAATTGGGCATTACCGCTGAAGAAGCAAAGTTGCTTTTAGGCTGAAAATATTCAATTACATTTATGGCTAAGTTGTGTAAGGCTGGAATCCAATTACGCGAGCAAATAGATGACGATTACCCTGATCGCGACCGCCGCTCTGATGGCTGGATTGCTGATGCGCGTCATCTGGCGAAAGGTAATTCAGACCATATACCGATCGATGGAATAGTTCGCGCAGTAGATATTGACGCCGATTTATCGGCTCACAAGGAAGAAGCCTACGCGTTAGTTGAGAAGATTCGTAAGTGTGCCAAGCGAGGCGACAAGCGAATCAAATACATTATTTTCGACGGCAAGATAATGAGCTCTACTTTGAATTGGAAGCGCAGAAAATACAGAGGCCCAAATCCTCACAAATCGCATTTCCATATCAGCTTTACAACTCTGGGAGACAATGACGGCAAATGGTTCGACCTAGAAGGAGAGACAAATGAAAGAACTGAAACTGATGGCCGGAAGTTGGGCCAAGACATTCGTAGCGGCGGCCCTAGCGACCTACCTAGCAGTCGGCCTAGACGTCAATGCGATTGCGAACGCGGCTCTAGCGTCAGTCTTGCCTAGCATCATCAACTGGCTGAACCCTTCTTACGAGCGTTACGGCAAAGTTCGATAATGGCCGCCTCTGAGTTCGCGGCGACTGTCGCCTCCGTTCTCGGATCGATTGGCCTACTGATTGCCGGTCTGAGATATATCATCAAATTAGAAAATCTGCCCATTGTGTCGCGCCTCGACAAGATGGAGAGTCAGTTAGAATTAGCACTCTCGGCGAAAGTGAGCAGAAATGGCACAGGCAAAAAAGCGCGCTAAGAAGCCAGTCAAGAAGGTGGCAAAACGTCGCAAAACGACGAAAGATGTCCCACTCACTCGGCTAGATTTTTGGGCGATTGCTTGTAATGAGGTTTATATGGCTTGCCGTCGAGCTGGTATGGATGAAGGAACGGCTCTCGCTTTTGCTATGGATCGCAGTTCCTACCCTGAGTGGATAGTTGATAATGGCAACCCAATGTTCAAGCCTTGGGACGAAGACGAGGACGACGACTAATTTACCTTCGCGAGGTCGAACTATTCGAGGCACTCAAGGCCATCTATCCGGACTTGACGCCACTATCGGCGACCGACCGAGCCGACGGCATTACTAGCGATTCTTATATTGAGATGAAGTGCCGCCGCACCCATTACGACACTCTGATAATCGAGAAGAAGAAGTGGGATTACTTGGCCGATATAAGGGCTAGGACAGGGGCTAGGACGCTTTATATCAACGCGACGCCTAAAGGTGTCTATCAGTTCGACTTAGGGGCTCTGGAGGCCCCAGAATGGCATTGGAAGGCATTACCCGATAAGACCGACTTTGCCAACGCTGGGAAGGTTCATAAGCTCTGCGCCTTCCTCCCAATCCGACTCGCCGAGCTCCTACTTGTCTAAATCCATTTAGATAAATATATTTATCCCACTAAATCCATTTAGAGGATTTGGAAGGGAGAGTAAGTGATAAATAATCCGAAAGTAATTCGATTTGATTCTACTTCGGGAGCTTGGTCAGATGGTAAGAATTACGTCAAGGGCCAGATCATTCGCAGATACGCAATCGAATCGTTAGGTCGCCAATCAACAAGAGGGCGACTGAGTAGAGAAGAAATCTCGGCCTATTGGTTAGACCGATTCGGGGTGAGTGCGGATGTCGAATGACTTCACACCGGAGCAAATCGTTAGCATCCTCTTGACACTATCAACCGGATTCTGGCTTGCTTACGCATCTATTGAATCCGCAAAAGCAAAAGCCTTCAATGAAGGATACAAACGCGGAAGGGCCTCGAATCAATATGTCAGAGAGATCGCTAAGTGACTGGCTCTCGGACGCTGGTAACACCCTCGAAGATAGAGGGATGGAATATGGCGACCCGAGGCACAATCTATTACGCATTTACAAAATCGCGAGAATCCTCGGTGTTCAGCTCAGAGACCCATCTGAGTTGGCGACTATTTTTATCGCGACCAAACTCAGCCGAATGGTGGAAAGTCCAGAGCGCGAAGATTCGTATCTCGATCTCATTGGATACGCCGCTATCTTGGGCTTCTGCCGATTTTCAACTCCTGAAGATTGGGACGACGTTGAGTCTGATTCGCAATACTAACAATCGCCAATGGTGCGATTACTGTAAATCTCGTTATGGGCAACTCAAAGATGGCACTTGGCATCTCAAGGCACAAGTTCCGGCAGTCTGGAAAGTCCAAAGCGAAACGCCACTACGCCGCGCTCAAGTGCGGTTCTATTGCCAACCTTGCGCCAATGAAGCGCAGAACTGGCCAGATGGAACTTTCTGGTCATTGAAAGAACAACTGGAATATGCGATCGATGAGTTCGCAGGGAGAGAGAAGCTAAATGTCGAATTACCTAGATGATTATGTATCGGTTCAAGACCGATTGAAGGAGTTTATCAATGCTTACCCAGATTATCGAATCAAGTCGCACGT